GGTGCGGCCGGCTCGGTTGGCTTCTGGAGCATTTGTAGTTGCGCCAGGACCTGCTCAAACTCTTCTCTCGTTACAAATTTCTCAACGGATGGAACAGAACCGCTCTCTTCTCTCTAAACGGGCATTTCCCTTAATTCATACACACACAGTGATGCGGTGCCATCCATATTTATTTGTTTTGTGTAGATTCGTCTGTTCGCTAAATCTGGGAAGTAGAATACAGAACCATCAAAGTCAATAGAGGTTGCACGGGCCTCTTCCAATGATGCTACCAAGCGTCCTTTCAGTCCTGCTTGCGGCGGCGCCTGTCGTAAGTAAGACAATGGTTGGTACACTGGTTGCTATTGGGCGACTTGCTAGGGTTGTTGTGGATAATAATTATAGTTTGAGTACATATGTAAGGTCTCCTCTCCATACAAAAAATATTTTATCCAATCCCCTCATAGCTTTATGAAAATTAGGACCGAAAAATTACCCTAATTTGTCCAAACGAGGACCGAACCCTAACCGAAAATGGACCGCGACTGGAATGAAAAATAACCAAAAATGGACCGTAAGAATACCGGGACATAACTTTTTGAGGTCCTGCGAATGACAAAAAAAAATACCCGAAAAATACTTTTTAGGTATTTTTCGGGTATCTCCGCAATTACTCAGTAACAGGAACAATCTTACTTACATTAACCTCAGCCTCAATACGACTAGTAATGTAGGCGGTCAAGTCGCCATAAATGGAAGCCAAATAATGCTTAGCTTCATCAGTTAATACAGACATAACTGCATTATAAGTCAAATTGAAAGCTTCCTTCTGAGCTTCTGCATCAAACTTACCTTGCTTCTTCAAAGATTCAACATAAGTCTGATTAGTTGCGATAACGCAAGTAGTGATAGTATCAGCAAGCATTTGAATGTACTTATCTGCTAATTCACTATCAGTCTTATCTGCGATTTCTTGGCTCTTCATTTTAATGAATTGAACTAAGTACATAGTCAATACACCCAAGAGAGGAATAACGCAAAGTTCAAAAATTTGATATAACATAACCATCCAGTCCATATTATATCCCCCTTTTTTTTATTAGAATTGAACAAATGAATCTCTAGAATCAATATACATATATAATTGAGTCAGAGTCCATGGTTGCTACAGGGTCCAAACAACATATAAATTTAAAGTAGCTCCATCTGCTACGCCTAAATCATCAACAAATCCTTGACCAAATCGATAGTCAGGAGAAGTGGCAGATGCAGATCTACTCCAACCAATAGCTTCATAGCCATCCTTCGTCCATCCAGAAGGAAGAGTTCTAAAAGTATTGGTGGTAGCTGCAGGAATACAACTAACACTTAATGTATTACCATTGCTATTGTCATGATATTTAATTGTAAACTCTTTTGTATCCCAAACTGCATATAAAATAACTGTTGCGCCTGCGGCTCCAATATTATTGAAAGTATCTCCAGCTTCATAAGTCGCAGTCGTAGCAGAAGATGATGTAGACCATCCTAAGAAGATTAAGCCATTGGCTGCAATGGTTCCAGTAGGAATGGTATAATTAGTATTACGAGCACAAGTCATATTACTAAAATCACCACTTTGAATACTACCACCATTTAGATTGAAAATAACTGTATAAGTGGCTTCACCCCATTGAGCGTATAAAGTAACAGTTCCTCCGGCAGTAGTTGTTAAATCAGTTACTACAGCATTATTAGCATATGTAGTTCCTGTTCCATCTTCTTTGGTATTCCATCCGGTAAAGGTATAACCAGAATGGGTAAAACTATTAGTTCTTAAACTAGAGCCTTCACCATAAGTATGAGATGTATTAGCCATAGAACCAGTACCACCATTAGCATTATAAACAACAGTATAAGTATTTCCAACCCATTCTGCAGTCGCAGTTACATTGCCAGCATAATTACCATTGAAAACCCAAGAGCGAGTATCAGAAGCAGTAACCATTGCGGCGGCTGGATTATCGCCCATAAAATAGAAAGTAGCACCACTAGTATTCTATTGACCTGAGCCTCCAGAGAAAGTAAATCCAGTACAAGTATAACCAGGTTTTGTTGGCTTATTGTCTGGCTAGTATCCTTCGTAACTATCTAAATTACCAATATAAGTTAGAGTACCATAAGAGAATTCTGTGGTAAAAGGACTTGAAGTAGTATTGTCACCGTTATACATTGTACCACCATTTGGATTAATGGTTAATGTATATACATTGGGTGTCCAATATGGATAAAAAGTTGCAGGAGCATCTGTCTGATAAGTTCCATTTAAGGTATTTACCCATACCGTACCTGCGGCGTCAGAAGCCCAATCAGTTTGAGTATAACCAGAACGAGTGAATTGCACTCCTTTTAAGGTTAAATTTGTACCATGAGTTTTATAAACAGAACTCTCTGTACCAGAACCATAAGTACCAGCTTTATATTGAACTAAATAAGTCGCAGAACTTGCGTTAGCAGTATAAGACTTATTACCATAAATATAAAAACTATAAGGGTTTGCGGTTGAAGTTTCTGAACCTGTCCAGTTTACAAAGCTATATCCAGAAGATGGAGTAGCTCTAATGGTTACTAAATCGCCTTCTGTATAAGTGCCACCGCCACTTACAGAACTGATACCAGTACCTTTACTCAAACTTACAGTATAAGATGCTGCATTTTGAGTATAAGTAACATAAGCATCAGTGCAAATTGCGCCACTGTGATAAAAACCATAAATTTGGCTTGTAGATTTAGTATATAAGAATAAATAATATGAAGTATTTGGGGAAAAAGATCCGTAGAAAGTAGGAGACCAAGTATTAAGATTTAGAGAATTTCCAGTAAGAGAACTGGTACTAGCCTCACTTCCAATTGCGTAATTTCTAAAAGTGCTGTAAGTATCACTACTACTACTTGTAGAAGTAGTTCTTAAACTAGCATATAATGGATAAGTAGAAGTAAGACCTTTGTAAGTATGGTCAAAACCTTGAACTGTAATTGTTAAAGCACTAATAGTAACATTTGATAAATTTGGAGTAGTTACTTTGATAGCAACTGTAAATTTACTATTACCGCTTGGATCACAAGCCATGGGGTTGACATTTCCACCGAAGAAATCTTCTCCATCATTAACGCCCCAACCTTCATCGTCAGTTGTAGAAGTGCCTAGGTTGCCGCCAGAGGGTCCAAACCAGTAGACTCCAGTGGCAGCAACTCTTGCACGAACACCATTTATAGTGCAATCATAAGTTGCCATTGTATATTTTCTCCTTTCTCACCTAGATTTTATTAAGTCAATAAGAAGAAAATTCGACCTTCTTCTAAATTAGTAGTTGGTAAAGTAGGACCATAATTACTAGAATTTAGAACGATAGTTGTACCATTTAAATAAACAGTTGGAGAAGTCACAGTTGCTTTAGTATCAGTCAAAGTTAGATAAGAAGTACCTGCGGAATGACTCTTCAATTGACCACTCAACTTGATGTTTGTAGCATTGATTTGTCCAGAGAATGTACCTGTTGTACTTGTGATACCAGCGCTAAAATTAACAGCTCCAGTAAAAGTCTTTGCTCCTGCAAAAGTCTGAGTAGTAGTAGAAACTAGACCAGGATTTTCGCCAGTAGCAGATTGAATGCCATTAGTAGAAGTATAAGTAGCACCATTAATGACAAAACTAATAGTTGGATTAGAAGCGCCTGTGCTGAAACTTAAACTTGGGCTAGCATATAGAGGAGCAGAAGTAGTACCGCCAGATACTAAAATACGGCCTGCGGCCATAGGAGTAACCTGTCCTACTGCATTAGTTCCATTGCCATATAATAAAGAATAAGCACTTAAAGAGTTAGCGCCAGTACCACCATGCTCGACAGAGACAGTAGAACAAGCAGTAACTTCACCGCTCGCAGCAACAAACACTGGTGCATTCAGACCACCAACGGCCGCAGTAGTGCTAGCCTTAGTAACAATTAAGCCAGAAGTATTAGGTAGCTGTAATTCACAATCAGCAGAACCAGCATTACTTGTTAGCTTATGCTTATAGTTATTATTATTAGGATTATGGAAATAAGTTTCTTTAAAATGAGCAACTTCAACTGGGGCTCCAGCAGCTCCTAAGTTAGTTGCCAATAAATTAGTAGAAGTGATGCTAGTGAAACCAATCATAGTTGCGGGAATGATTAGAGTATAACCATCTTCATTAGAACCATCAACAATAGTTCCAGTTGTGCCGGCAGTGCCAGAAATAGAGATATTGCGTTCAGCACCCCATTTAGCAGTAGTAATTGCTTCAGTTTCTCCGCCTTTAACTTCAGTGCCATTTAAAAGAATTGCATTGGTCCAAGAAGTTGCATCTCTAGCTGTACCTTCTAAATCTCCAGCAAAAGCTCCTTCAAACTGGGCTGCATTGATTGAAGTGGAATGAAGTTCTTCAATATAAGCAGTAGGAATATAATTAGATTCAGCTCCTAAGGAACCTGTCCAAAAATAACCTTCTGCAAGCGTAAAACTTGCATCACCAGCCATAGCCACTATTCCTGGAGTATTATCCTAATTGCTTACACTAAACACTGCGGTCTAATCCTCTGTAGCTAATATTAAAGTTTCTGGACTTTGAATTATTCCTACTTTATTATATTCTGTACTATCATCTCCAAATAAAACTGCAGCATCTCCAATTCCAATGGCATAACCGTTATTTAATTCTAATGCAGGCATTGTACCAATTATAATGCCTGGATAAAAAGATTTCAATCCTAATGGCATCTATTGGATTTCTGTAATACTATTCTTGGCAGGCATCATTAAACCAGGGTTATATATTGTTGCTTCAGGGAAAAAATTAGAAGCTATTACAGTTCCATCTTCAAAAGTTAAATCTAATCTAAGGCCATCAACTAAATCAATATTGCTAGAATTATACTAAATTTTAAATTTAGCGCTGCTAATATTGCTACCGCCAATTTTTACTCGATTGCCATTTTCATCATCATAATATAATTCACCAAAGTTTTTATCTCCATCTTTAGCAAAATATACTGTGCCTTTATTTTTACTGGATGGAAGATCAGTCTTCGCACCCATCTTTAATTTGATATCCATTCTCTTTCCATATATGATAATTCCAAAGGAGATTCCATCATCTAAATAAATATGAGCTTGAAAACTTAATGAACTACCAATTTGAATTTCATTCTAATAATTTGAATCCCAATACCATAAAGCAGCTTCGCCATTAGGCCCATTAATAATCCAATCTGAAGTAACTGTCGCTTCGACGGGATCTCCACTTTTATAAATGCCCATACTAGATCCATAGTAGCCTGTCATTTCTTCGCCTTCAAAAAAATAACGAATATAAAAACCACTATAAATCCCATCGGGTGGAAGAGTTGCCATATATGTTCCTCCTTTTCTAAAAATTTTTATAAAAAAAGAGTATCTCTTTTTATTTTCTAATATAAATAAAAAAAGAGATTAGTATATTATTTTTATTCGGCCAATAACAAAAAAAATGGGTGGAAGTAAAAATTACTTCCACCCATAAAAGTTATGAAACAAATTCAATCCAAAAAATATCTTGCTGATTTAATTTTCTGATTTCGTCAGTAAAATGTTCATACATACTACTAGCAATATCATAATCACCAGCTAGATCTCCGGCGTCTTCAAGGCCGTTTGGCTGAACGTTTAGTCCATATAGGACTTTGCCAACATTTGGCATGGTGCTGATATTATAGAGGATTTTCTTTCCATCAGCATCAACACGATAAAAACGAATGGCATATTCTACTTCTGCTTCGTCTTGAGTTACTCGTCCATCAATACACCATGGAATAACCATCTTATCCTTTTCCAAAGTGCCAGGAGTAGCTTTATGAGTATAAATGTCGTAATATGGAACGGCATATAAACCAGTCACACCTTGCTTCTGGGGGTCTGCGGGATAAGTCTTATAAGAAATAACACAGGTGGTGGTAGACAAGTCCATATAATCCCAATATCTATCCATGATAAAGTATAAATTTTCGGATTTATGGTCACGAGCAGTGCTTAGGATATCACGTTCTCCAATTGAGCGAGTACGCCAATCAACTTCAATGTAATCCTCCGCATATGGAATGGAAGCCATCTTTGGAGGATTACTTCTTTGGATTTCATATAATTTGTCAATAGCAGTTTGACTTAACTGTGACATAATTATTGACCTCCTTTATTAAGAAATCTGGAATACCTTAGAAGTAGTTTTCTTTTCTTCTCCTGCTAGAGTATTAGTGATTTCACAGTAATAGAAGGCAATATTAACAGGCAAGTCATTATTAGCTAATAGCTTAACAGTAATTTCACTGCCATTTACACTAATAATATCTAGATCAGAATCCTTAATAGGAGTACCATTCTGGTTAGGAGTATTGCGGAACCACTTGTAAGTGACACCGTCAGTCTGGAACTCATTCATTTCTTCAATTTCAATCTTGAAGGTAATAGGAGTATTCAAGCCAGGAACATTCTCTAAAGTTGGGTCATCATCTGTAATAGGATACTCGATACCATCAACTAGATACTTGACGATTTCAGGAGCTTCAGCAGGATAAGTAACCTTACATTCAGAACTTTCTTTCCACATACTCTCTCTGTTCAAAGTACCGATAGCCTTAACTTTATACCAGCCTGGCTGAGTAGCAGTCATACTAGCATTAGAAGCATTGGGAACTTCAACATATTCAGCGTCAGAAGAAGCAGCTTCATACCATACATAGCTCTTTTCAGCACCGTCATTTGCATCAACAGTAACAGTTAAAATAGCCTGGCTAACAGTCTCTTCGCCTTCGCCAATAGTAGATAGAACTTTGTTCTTAGGTAAATCTGCGGTGAACTCAACTTTTTCAACACAAGGAATTACGCACTTCAAAGAATCAACGCTCTCTGCAGATTTGCTACTACCAACTTGATTGTTCAAAGTTAGCTTGTATTCACCGGTGACGTGAGGCCAATATCTCTTATTAGGTGCTAGCGCAGTAGAAGCACCCAAATCCTCAGCATCATCATCAACAGCCAAAATGGTATAAACACTTACCTGCTCATAATAAACAGGAGCAGCTTCTCCCTCTTCTGGCTCTTCAAAAGCATCGCCTAGGAAAACAGTATAAATCTGATTGCCAGTTTCAGCTTCGATTTCTTCAACATAATAAGTCTTGCCAGCTTCTTTTTCAGTATCATTTGTGGGCTTGAAGATAGTATCTACATCAGCGTAAGCCTTGAAAACTTCTTCAGTATCTTTAGTTACAGCGACATTATTTTCGATGAATCGAGGAGTATAATACCACTTGTAGCACAACTGACCTGCATCAGCAGTGGCACCGCTAGCATATAGCTTAATTGCATCATTCTTTAAGAAAGCTTTTCCTTCGTCATTACCCAATTTCCAATCATAGAAGAAGACAGGAATCTGAGGTAGAGTCATGTTGGAGTCAACGCCATTTTCAACTGCGGCCGCAAACAACAAAGATGGATCATCAATGTCTAGGTCAGCATTGAAATGAGTATATAGAGCTTGCTTAATCATAACAGAACTAGCCAAAGTATTTAAGCTGTACTGAATTTCTTTCTCTTCATTTCTTACGAAGAAACGAACAGAGAACTTCAAAGGATTTTTACCTTCAACAGTAACCTTACTGGTCAAAGGCCAACCAAATAATAGATAACCTTCTTCTGCTTCAAAGTCAACTAAGACAATACGAGAAGCACCTTCGTCTCCTGCTGGGTTAGTCCACTGAACATAAATTTCAGTAGAAGCCAAGTCAGTATAATCGAAATAGCGAGGAACCTTAAACATCAAAGTCTCGGCTAACTGATCACCAGTAACACTAACACCATATTTACTATAAATATCAGGAACCTGAATATTTCTAGTATTTAGGTCAATGTAAAAACAGCCAGACTTGACATCGTATTTTTCATCCATAGGAAGCATCAAGAACTTAGCAGAGTTTTGATATGCAACATTAGAAGGTGGATTATTTCTAATATTTTCAGTGTGATAATCTGCTAAATAACCAATATGAGCAAAATACTCTTCAAGAGAACTGATTTTGCCTTTATCCAAAACAGACTGATTAATCTTTACACCAAGAGGATCTTTAGCCTGCATATCCAATAAAACGTTATATGCGTCTTGGAATAGAACGGTATATTGGTCTTTATAATCTTTATTATAGACTGTAATCACGTTATATCTTCCTTTCTTTATAATATTGTTCTAGGGAAGGAATTTCCCTTCCCTAGAACTGAAAAATCAAATAACCTTATTTTTTGGTATTGTCCGTAATTTCTCTCCACTTATGTTCCTCGGCCTCTTCAACAGTGACGCTGTACTGAGTACGCTCACCATTAGTTAAAATCTTGCCGGGATCAGCATTGATAGTTACGATATTGATATGATTGATACCATCTAGAAGGACCTTAGTATCTAAAATACCATTGCGGCCAAGGTATCTGTATTTTCTATCTTTAGTCATTAAGAACCTTCTCCTTTCCAATCCCAAACTTCAGTGTAAGGAGGATTATCAAATCCCATAGTAGAAATACTAGTATGGTAGGCTGTATCAGTCATTAGATAATCTTCAACACTTTGTTTAGCAAAGCTAATAGTACTTACACGACCATTTTTACCATATCCCTTGAAGGCGTTTTCACCAATGAAGTTAACCGTTGAGCCGAAGTAAATATCAGTAACAGTGCCATTAGCGCCAGAACCGCCGCCAAAAGCTTGCATACCGATATAACTCAATTTAGCGTCACCGCCACCCAATTGATTAATACTAATCTTAGGACATAAGAAAAATACGTGGCTTTCGATAGTCTCTAAAGAAGCTGGTAAAGCAGACAAAGTCAATTCACGACAATCCATGAATGCACCAGACTTTAGAAGTTTTAGTTTAGCAGGTAAAGAAGTTAAGTTAATGTTGGTTTCATAGAATGCCTGGCTACCAATTTCTTCAACATTAGATTTCATATCAACAGTAGTTAAACTCTTGATACTCTTGAAAGCATATGTTCCGATATGAGTAATTCCAATAGGCAAATCAACATATTGCAAAGCTAAAGCTCCTTCGAAGGCTTGTTGGAAAATACTTGTATAAGAAGTATTGGTTCTCAAGAAGAATACGTGAGTAACACGAGCCATATTCTTAAAGTCTTTTACCTGAGTTAGAGGGATACCATCATATTCACTAGGTAAAGTAATTTTACCTTGTAAAGTTTCACGATATTCCTCAGCGATTGAGATCTTACCACGCTCGCTGAAATTGAAATATTCCAATTTAGAAGCGACATCACGGCAGTCTTCAGTTAAATAGTGACCATGTAAAGTCACATCATTAGTAACTACCATTGTTGCCAAATCTTCATAAACAGGATTCTTAATTTCCTTATCCTTGTATTGGTTCTTAGACCAACCTTGGAATGCCCATCTCATATGATCTTGTAGACCTGTATTATCACGATAGTGGAAATTAGTCATTGGACCTGCGGCCTCGACGTAAGTCTTACCATAAGGAACAGGCCAATACTCTTCACCATTCTGTAAGATAATATTACCAGCCCAGTCGCAGAAGCGAACTTTGTACTCTCTATCAGTAGTAATATACTCTGGATAGAATGTCATACTTTCAGTTGGAGTAATATCTTCAAAGGAGATTGCAGATGCTTCTGGAACTGCTCCATCTGGCAAATCTTTTGTATTGTAATACTTAGTAATTACATTATCCTTTTTATGAATCCAATAGCCAGTAAATGCAAAATCATGAGAAGAAGTAGATTCCTTGTGAGGAGTACCAATAGCAAAACCTAAAGGACCTTGTGCGGAAGTTAGATAAGCAATACTGTGAGCATTTTCTCCAGAGGTATCACCGCTACCCAATACTCTGTAATATTGTTCCTCAGAATTTTCATTGGTTAAGAAAATTAATTCAACTGCGGGGTTGAAATTAGCACCAACTTTATCAGTGTACTTGAAAATCAAGTTTGGATAAGTTTTTGCATAAGTTTTGTAAATCTTATATTCATCAATAGCGCAAGCCTTATCAACTGTTAATGTACCGCTTAAAGCAGTAACAGTAGTAGTACCAAGTCTAGGACCAGTATTATTATCAGTTAAGTTTTCAAGAGCGGCAAAGGCTACAACATTATTATCGGCATCTAAGACGAAATCATCTTCAGTCTCATCATTAATAACCCAATTTACATCGGTAAATTGATAGTTAGTTAAAGAAGGAGCTTTTGCGAAGCGATAAGTGTAAACATCTAAGCCAGGGCAGTTATTAATGTAAGCCTGCTGAATTGAATCATAAATTCCATCATCCAATCTAACAGTTTCCAAATCAAGAAGATTTGTTGCAGAGAAGATTGCTAATGGGTTTAATTCAAGTTCTTTGGTAGTTGCGTTAGGAGCCAAAGACAATTCTTTGAAAGCACTACCACTCATTAGAACAGTTTCTAGCTGAGTTGCGTTAGTTAAGCTTAGGATAGAAATATTCTCGGGGTTACCGACATTTCTAGCCTGGAATTTTTGTAACATTGCGTTAGTACCAACGCTAACTTCGCTCAAACGAGGGTTATAATAACCTTCTATATCAGAACCGATTTCAAATTCACGCAATTTACTTGCATTAGTCATCTTGGCATAACCAGGATACAACTTATACAAGTCTTTAATTGTTTGAATCATACTTGCACCATAAATATAGCAAGTAGCATCGCTTGCGGCAGAAATCAATTCACCGACAGGGGCATTATAATAATTACCTCTCTTAATACGAGTAGAAGTTCTCTTCTGACCACCTAAGTGGATAGTGCCATAACAATCAATATAGAAAGTCATGGGAAGAACGTCAGTTGGTTGCAATGCGAAATCACCGTCTTTATTGAAACGGAATTCGATACCAGCACTGTCTGTGAAAGCAGTACTTGCAACATATTTAGAGTTCAGATAGAACTCTTGATAAGTTTCATATTGCTTTCTCTGGTGAGTCTTACGACCACCCTCTAGACGACTTAAGAAAGTAGTTTCATCAAGACCTAAGCGTCTAGGACGAATATATTTTCTTTCATAGTCCTGAATCCAGCAAATTTCGGGAATAATATCTTGGTGAGCCTTAAATTCAGCTAGATAATCATCAGCATCCCAAGCACCCTTCTTACTCAACTCCTGGAATAGATATTGCTGAGCCTCTCTTAATTCATGAATGAAATTCAACCATACGGAAGGAGAAGCATTGAAAACATCTTTACCATTGGGGTTAATATCACCGACTTCTAGACCATATGTATAAGTCAAGTTACCAGTATTATCATTACCATCAGAAGTATCATTATCGTAGTTTTTAGTTAGATCCCAGTGGAATCCATCTTCGGTGCTCCAGAAAGTGTTCTTAGCAACGTTATCAACCATGGTGTGACGAGAGATATACAAATAATGGAATACAACAGAATCCATAACCAAGTAATCTTCACATTCATACAACATTTTAGCGATACGATAATCTTTAGTGTCGTGGGTATAAGTACCTTTGTAACGACTAATTTTCTGACCCTTTAGACTAATTTCAGTTGGATTTGGCTGGCCTTCGTATCCAGGAGGATCGAAGCCTTCAAACACAAAATCATCAGTAAAGGTTACAGGTTCAGGCAATTCTTCACCAGTATATCCATTGGGGTGAGACAACTCATCATATGGACTTGGATCATTCATTGCGAACCATTCAGCCAGTCTCAAGAAATCTTGTTCTTGTTGTTCTACGGTAATGCCCTGCTCATTTTCTAACAAGTCTTCATTTTCTACAAGACCATAACGGAACTCATAGTATGGACCCTTGGTAATATCTTTACCTTCTTCGTCCTGACCTACAACTTCTTTTTCAAAAGCTTTTTCATTGAAAATAGTCATCCAGTGTTCTGCGTTCTGGTTATCTAGAACTTCGACACAGGCCGCACGTGGATTGGTAGTATCATGGAAAACATTCAAATTCTTCTTATCATTACCCATATTGCCGATAGAATACATCTTAAAATAAGGTTCTGCGGCATATTTTGCTTCCCAATCAGGGTTAGTTGGGTTGATAAATGCATTGGACTCCAAATAGATTTCACTCTTAGGATCTCCATTGTCATCTAAATATTTGAATTGTGTATTGTGGTCTCTCAAGAAGACAACGCCAGAGTGGAATTTCATACAGTCACGCATAGGATTGTATAATAAATTACCATCACTGTCATAACGAGTACCTTTTCTTCTGTGAGCATCCCAGTAAGGCTGGAATCTGTTATACCATTCTGCGTTTACAACGTTATTGGCATTTTCACAAGAAGCAACATTAACTTTAGTACAAGCAATGTCAATATATTCATCTTCATCAGAAGGTCTCCATCCAGGGATTTCATTACCATTCTTATCATAAATTTTACCTTTTTTAGTAAAATCAGAACGTAAGTTAAATGCGGCAACACCATAAGCGGCAGAAGAAGTGCCCTGAACATAAGTTCTAACTTTATCTGCTCTCATAAATGGCTTACCTAAATTATCATATTCATTAATCAACTCATAATAAGTACAGCCATCAATCTTATCTTCTTTATTAGTAGTTAATTCTGGAATATCATACAAATAAGCATGGCATCCAGGATTTTTCTGCACCAAAAGCTCATAAGAAATTTCGCCGGTACTGGAGTCAATAATATCATTGCGGCGATGGCGCTCTAGCATCTTATTAACGCTAGGAGCATCCATAACGAAGTTATTTAAATGTTCATCATTTGTTAATCTACGTTCATATGCTTTTGCGGTATATACATAGACGTCACAAGAATCAGAACCAATGCGAATGGTTTGAGCATCATTTTGCTGTAAAGCCATGTTTTGGCTGTAAGGCTTAGCACCTGCAGGAACACCATCAACCCAAATCATTAAGTAGCGATCACCATAAACGGTTTTACTACCTTGCTGTCTATCTCCTACATTGGGCCAAATTTCAGTTTCAACTTCAATATAAGAGTTTTCACAATACTGAGTTGCGAAATTAGGATAAGTAGCAGAAGAGAAAGTTGCTTTCTGAGCATCAAATTCTAGACCAATTTCAGCGACTCTTACTTTCTCAAAATAAGTAGCAGTTTCATCAAATGGATTTCTAGAAATAATATAATCAGAGCCAGAAAGGATATAATACTTATTAGTTCTATAAGTATCTTCAGTCAATTCAATTTCGTTATAATTATAATGGATACAGCTTAAAACTGGAGCTTCATAATCATAACAGTTGGCTGCCTTGAAGCAGAACTTAAAGTTCTTACCACCGGTAGTACCAGTTTTGAAATTTTCAAATAACTTATAGTCAATTTCCATCCAAGTACCCTGGCGCACACAGATAAACTTTTCAAAGCTTCCATCTGCAAGAACTTCATATTTTAGACCGCCATTACGCCAGTCAAAATTATCAGAGAAGTTCAATCTTACAGGCTTAGTTTCACTACCGCCAACCCAGTTAATAACTTCATCATTACCAGAGAAATTAATTGCTTTTAAGCTAAAAGCTGCACCACTAACTTCTTCTCTGTTCAAATCCAAAGGTTCAACAGTGATATTGAATTCTCTCTTAGTATCACCATTAGTAGACTCTAAAGCTAACTTAATAGTACCATGAGTGGTAATTGTGTAAGGAATAGATTGCTTATCTCTGTTGTAGCTACGAGTAGAAATTACGTTATCATTAACAGAGAAAGTAACACTACATTCAGTTGTATCTGGGTCATAAACTAAGAATGGAATCTCAATAGTGTCATATTGAGTAGCAGTCTTTTGATCAAATGGGACGGTTAAAATTGTAGAAGTACCACCTTCGGTGAAAGTGATTCTATGAACAATTTCTTGTGTTCTAACAGTAATTGGCTTTCCAGTATCTTCATTGATAGTGGCATCCAAATAAATAGAACAAGTATGCTCACCATAAGACAGACTCTTCATTGCTTGAGTAGTAAATTCATTACCGTTTGCGCGATTAGCAGGAATATCTTCCTCGAAGTAATCTTGTCCTAGAGTAGAACCATTGTCAAAAGTAATATGAGCGGTACAATTAATACCACCAAAAGGTTTGAATACTAAAGTAAAGGTTGAATCTTTACGATATTCATCTTCAGAATAAGTGAAAGGCCACTCTAAACGCAAATCAACTTTTTGGATATTCCATTGCTTACTAGCATAGTTATCAGTGATACCGCCAGTATTCATATAGACCATCAAGTTAATACGAGTATAGTTACCATCTTTTGCCATGGGTAAAAGTTCATCAACTCTGAATTTATTATAGCCAGTAGTTACAGATTGAGTATAAGTCTTACCATTAATAGCCCAACTTGCGGTACCAGTTTCAGTTAAGATATCTCCAACTTCATCAGTTGCAGTAATAGTAAACTCAATCCAATGCTCAACACCATTTAAGATAGTGATATTAGTATCAACGTCAGCGCCATTGTAATATTCAATAGTAATATTACCTTTTTGATTAGAGCCAGGACCAGTGTTATCTCCACCGCCGCCAGACATAGCCAGTCTTTCTACAGCAATGGCGTCACCATCAACATTTAATACTCTGTAAAAACCGCCATCAGGTATATTCAAAATCAAAGAATCTAAGGCAGGAACATTTTCTCCTTCAATATGTTCAGTCATAGAGAAAGTAAAGAAAACATTAGTTCCGTATTTTTCATCATCGGTCATAGGATATTTGCCGTAGAAAATACTAGAACTGCCGCCGACCATCTGGTATTCACCAGAGCCTAAGCCTTGATAAATCTTATGAGAATCTTGTGTGAAGTATAAGTAGCCTGGAATAGCACGTTTTCTCTTCATGTCTTGCTCAGTACAATTTACAGGTCTAAAAACATTGCCGGTCTCACGGGCGCCAATAGATTGTAAAACATTTTTTTGATCTACCATTGTTGCTCTCCTTTCTATCCAAATATAAAAAAAATGGAGAGGATAATTATATTATCCTCTCCATATAATCATCCTTCATAAGGATTTGAAAATAACAACTTATTTATTGTCCTTTTCTGTCCGAATTAGAATGTTCCCCATACGAAGCTAACATTTACGGTGCAGTCTTTTCCTTCGCCAGAAATATTAGTTACAATATTCTCGCTAGCAGAAATAACAGAAACAGTTCCTAAAACTTCACCTAAATGGCTCTTCATCTTGATCTTGGCATCTTCAACAACCAATTCAGGATCATTGAAAGTAGAATAACCAG